GCAATTTCTTCAAAGTGTTTCTTAGTCATTGTTTTATTCTCCCTTAGTTAATTAATACTTGTTAATAACTATAGTCAGTTAATATATATTGTCAAGTTATTTAATAAAGTTTTTTTCCTTGGTTTAAATATGGGTGGGGGGTGGTTTAAAGTTTTTCCTATAAGTCTTCATGCATATAGTCACAACACCAACACAGAATAAAACATTTAACCACAGATGAATTCTAGAAAACTTCAAGAGGTTATATATGGTAAAAATTACCAATAAAATAAATGGTAATGTCAATCTGGCTACCCTATTATTATATGTCTTAGATACCTATATTTAACTTACACAAAGTGAACAATACAGTAAACAATTGGTCTACTATATGTTGTGTGTTTTACCTGACATACTACATCTAGTGGGTGCACTATCACAGTAGTACCTTGGTTGATTACCTATCTGTTTTAGAGTATTCTTACACTCTTTACATTTCTTCAATAGTGTCTAGTCTAGCTCGTTTTTTATAACAGGCATCCAATGCAATGTAGTTGCGATTCTGCCTGATTAGATAGTTTGATTAGACCTTGGGTAGCTTACTTGTCTTTCTAGTTGGTCAGGTTTCCCTGGTAAGCCTTTTGTGCTCCTGATGCCCTCTTTACCTGTATCTAAGTACTCCTAAATAATATTTATAGTTGAATAGTAACAGAAGGTAGATATAATACAAGTACCTGTTAATAACAACTAAATAATCAGGAAATGGTTTTTGGGGCAACTCATTAGCCATTTTCTGTTATTATAGAAATTAACATGATTCTTTATTCATGTTCCTCCCTGTATAGCCCTAGCTTGTCTAGGGTGTGGTACAGTTAAGCTATGACAGAAATACCAGTAATGGATTGTGACCAATGTTTAAATCCTTTTTGGGAAGACCAACTAACTGAAGGTCTGTGTCCTAATTGTGGTGAAAACGATTTATCAAGTTTCTTTGAATAAAAAAATTTTTTTTACGCCTGAGGTTCTTGTAAACCATCAGGCAGCTTTCTGCCTTTGATTCTAGGAAAGGATTTAGGTTTGTGAATATTACAATATCTATACTTGTTATATTTAGATATAACTGTATCGCAGGTTTCCTCCAAACAAATTCTTCCACTACTATATGAAGTAGAGGGTTTATGATTTGGATATTTATTTCCTTTTATATAATCACTCATACAAGATATAGTATAGTTAGGAGAACTAAAACTTATGTATAGTTATAAGAAGAAGAAAAAGAAACCTGGAAAGAAAAAAGGTAGAAGATACTAAATGGCTGAATGGCAAGGGATGAAGGTTAAGTTAAATAGTCCTACAGCTATTAGGAAAGGCGAACCAGGATATGGGCGTAAGTCAAAAAAAGTTTTTGTTATGTCTAATGGCAAAGTAAAGAAAGTAATGTTTGGTGACCCAAATATGCCTGTTCGTAAAAGCAATCCTAAAGCAAGAGCTTCGTTTCGTGCTAGGCATAAATGTTCTACTGCAAAAGATAAGACTACTGCTCGTTACTGGGCTTGTAGAGATTGGTAAGGAGATACTATGCCAAAAGGTAAAAAAGGATATTCTGCAAAACAAAAAAAAATTGCAAAGTTAGCAGTTCCAAGAAATAAATTGACTGCTGCTGATTTTAAAAAACTAAGGAAAAAATAATGAAAATAAAAGGTGTAGATGTATCTACTTTAACTAAAAGACAACAACAGACTATGAAAAAACATTCTGTACATCACACAAAAAAACATTTACAGTATATGACTAACTCTATGAAAAGAGGAACATCATTTAGTAAAGCACATAAAAATGCACAAAAGAAAGTAGGTAAGTAATGGCAGGTAGAAGAGTAACTTGGAGATGGGGTAACCAAACACATAGTGGTACACTTATTCCAAGTATGGAAACTAAATCTGCAAGATTTGCTAGAACTAAAAATGGAAAGATAAAAAAACTTCCAAAGAAAACATAATGCCTAGACCTAGGTGTAAAAGAAATGAATATTCTGGTGAGGAATGTCGCAAAGTAGCTGTTAAAGGTGGAAAGTTTTGCAGTACACAATGTAGGCGTAGAGTTAGTTATTTAAAAAGTTTATCTAGTGATAAAAAAGTAGATAAAAGAGGCTCACATGAATCTAAATCTAGAGGAGCTAAATATCCAGATTTTGTTCAATACTATGCTGCAGATATAGAAAACAAAAAGAAAACACATCAACAAGTAGCAGATTTATTAGAAATAGATAGAAGTCAAATTACAAGAATGTATGCTGCTTATTTAGAAGATAAAGAAAATTTTGAAGCACAACAAGACTGGTCTATATCAGAAGATACAGTTGAGTCATTAAAAGATTTTAAAGAGTTTAGAGATAGGTATTTTAAAACTGAAACTGGTGACTTATACGAAACAGCAGAGTTTCATGAAAACTGGATAAACAACATTGTTGATGCTATAGAAAATGGTAAACAACAAATGATACTAAGTCCACCTAGACATGGTAAGACAGACTTGCTTACACACTTTGCTGTGTGGCAGATATGTAAAAATCCAAACATAAGAATTATGTGGGTAGGTGGTAATGAAGATATTGCTAAGAATGCAGTAGGTGCTGTACTTGACCATTTAGAAAACAATGAACAATTAAACGAAGAAATAAATGGACCAGGAGTTAAGTTCCAACCTAAAGTTAGGTCAGGTAAATCTTGGTCATCTGGACAATTTACTATAGGTACTAGAACAGTTACAGGTATTAAATCACCTACTATGGTAGCTGTGGGTAAAGGTGGTAAGATTCTTTCTCGTGACTGTGATTTAATTATTGCTGATGACATTGAGGACCATGGTACAACAATACAACCTAGTGCTAGAGAGCAGACAAGACAATGGTGGACAACTACTTTGTCATCTCGTAAAGAGGAACATACTGCTGTAGTTGTTATAGGTTCTAGACAGCACCCTGAAGATTTATATAATTTTTTATTAGAAAACCCAGAGTTTGAAACAATAGTAGAAGAAGCACATAGTTCAGAGTGTGTATTGCCAGAAACAGATATACTAGAACATCAAGACTGTATGTTATGGGCAAGTAAAAGAACTTTTAAATGGTTAATGTCACAAAAGAATAATGCTGACACTACAGGTGGTAGAGCTATTTACGAAATGGTATATCTAAACAAAGCATTTGTTGAAGGTATTACAATGTTTAACTCAGAAGATATAGACCAATGCAGAGATGTAAATAGAGTAGTAGGACAGATACCAGCAAGTACGCATTTAATTGCAGGACTTGACCCAGCATCTACAGGTTTCCAAGCATGTTTCTTATGGGCAGCCAATCCAGAAACAGGGGAATTGTTTTTAGTAGATATAGAAAACGAACAAGGTGGTGGAATTATACAAGCAAGAAAATCTATAAAGAAATGGCATGATAAATATAATTTATCTCATTGGGTTATAGAAGAGAATGGGTTTCAAAAAGCTATTAGACAAGATACAGAATTAAAAGAATACTGTAGTAGAAATGGTATATACCTTGAAGGTCATCAAACACAGAAAAACAAATATGACCCAATTTATGGTGTTGGTAGTATGCAACAAATGTTTGAGCAAAAGCTAATAAATTTGCCTTATGGTGATACAGAAAGCGAAACTAAGAGTAATATATATCGTAGACAACTAATTTATTTTTCATCTGCTGCTAGTAGAGCTAGTAAGGCAAGAAACTATAAATCAGATGTTGTAATGGCTAGTTGGTTTCCATTAAAAGTTATAAGAAGATTAGGAAAAGAACGATTAGCTGAGGTAGGATTAGATTATGAACCAAGTTTTGGAGAATGGGATATAAGCGATATGAATGAAAGCCCTTGGGGTTAAAGTGAAACCAGAAGAAATACAATACGCTATAACCAATTTACACTTTGATAATCAGAGTGCTTACTCTACTAGAGGTCGTATTCGTGCAATAATGAATGGTGGACCTGATGGTATTCAAGCATTACTTGGAGATAACCTTAAAGGATTTCAAGATTGGCAAGTACCTGTACCTAATTTAATGATGTCAGGATTAGAACACTTATCACAAAAGATAGGTCGTATTCCTAACTTAAAAGTAGATGTACCTAATGGCAAAGATTCAGATAGAGCTAGAAATAAAGCAGATAAGATAGCTCGTATTGTTACAGCTTATGATGACACACAAAAATTAGATTTACAAATGCCACAAGTAGGTAGATGGCTACCTGGTTATGGTTTTGCTGTATGGGTTATTAGAGAGAAAAAAGGACCTGATGGTACGCCATATCCTTGTGCAGAATTAAGAGACCCTTACA